AACATTCTCTTTACATTTTTTTAATAGATCTGCATATTTTAACCCATATTTGTCCGCTACTTGTCTTGCACTAATTTGCCAAATTTCTTTGTATAGTCTTTCTCTAGGAAATTTCATCATCATTTTTTATCACCCGACTTTTTATTTCGTAAGTATTTTGATGCTTGATCTTTATATTTACCTAGCGAAAACGCAAACTCAAAGAGTTCTAGATCTCTGCTTCTTCGTTTTCGCTTAATATAAAAAGCAATTCTTGCTTAAGGCTTGAGAATTCTTCAACAATTTTATCTAACGCTTTCTCAATGTTCTGGACATGGATTTCTGAGATAGTTCCGTGATTATAAGCAATCAATCTTTCTGCCACGATGTTGTAAGACCAGCTTTCACTAAATCTACGATCCTTGTCCTCATTATGAATAGCAATACCGATCGGAAGCAGATTGTTTCGCATACCAATACCAACTGCATTAGGCGAAATCCCAAGGTAGTCACCTGCTATCTTCAATGTTATCTTTTTGCAGTTTCTAATATCATCATCAGTATACTTTCCCATAATATTAACTCCTCTCGTAATAATTTTTATTAACACTGACACTCTTAATATCACACTAAATCATAATGTTCATTATCACAACTATTTTTCTAATATTTCCACAATTTAAATCATAAAAATACCCACAACTCTACCATTGAGTCGTGGGCTATTATGTCTGCCTTTCACACTTTAATTTCAATACCAGACTTAAAGCTTATTACAAAGTGCTCTTCATACACCGTGACGCTTTGGATCAGCTTTCTAACAAGCGCATCATCATACAGTAGTGTGCGATATTTGTTCCTGCGTATAAATCCTATTAGTTCGTTGATTCGGTCATTCTCACCACTTAAGGATGCATCTTCCACAAGAAGATTCTGTCGCTTCTCACGGAGCTTATCAATCTCATCTGCGAGAAATTCGTAATCTTTCCTCTTGTTGGCAAGGCTGATTACTTCTTTCTGCTTCTCTTCAAGTAAGGTATTTATTTCTGAAATTTTATACTCTGTAGTGTCGCCAATTACCGCATGAATGTTTTCTTCTAGTGTTCTTATCATGTTATCTCCACCAGCAAGGAGTTTATTAATGGCATTCATAACCGCATCATATAAATCGCCTTCTTTTACAGTTCGGCTGTTACAGACTTCAGGACCTTGATCGATTCTAGTAACGCATCGCCAAACAAACTCTTTTCTACCATGTATATTCCAATAGACCCGTCGGTAAATGTCCCCACAGTCCCCGCAGAAGGTTATGCTACTCAACGCGTATTTACTGCTATACAGCCTTTTGTTTTTATCTGCTCCTGTGTAAATGTTATTTCTGCGATGAAGTTCTTCCTGAGCCTGTAAATAAAGTCCCTTTGGTATGATAGCCTCGTGGTTATTTTCAACATAATACTGTGGGACATGGCCTTCATTCTTGACCCTCTTCTTTGTGAGAAAATCCACTGTGAAGGTCTTCTGTAAAAGAGCATCACCGATATATTTTTCGTTCATAAGAATCTTCTTTATGGTCTCCGGTCGCCATCTAGGTTTTCCTGCAGCTGTTAAAATACCATCATTCTCAAGATCTCTGCCAATGCCTGCTAGGCTTTTACCCTCAAGATACTCTCTGTAAATGCATTTTATGACTTCAGCCTCTTCGGAAACAATGATCAAGTTGCCTTCGTCATCTTTTGTATACCCCATAAATCGATTATGGTTGACCTGGACTTTCCCTTGTTGATATCGATATTGAATTCCGAGTTTAACATTCTGAGAAAGGCTCTGACTTTCTTGCTGTGCAAGGGATGCCATAATGGTAAGCAGCACCTCCCCCTTGGCATCCATTGTGTTGATGTTCTCCTTCTCGAAAAATACAGAAATGTTCTTATCCTTGAGTTGTCTAATGTATTTTAGGCAGTCCAGAGTATTACGGGCAAATCGACTTATGGATTTTGTAATAACCAGATCAATGTTACCCTCCATGCACTCATCAATCATACGATTGAACTCTTCTCGTTTTTTCGTGTTAGTGCCTGAAATGCCGTCATCTGCAAATATGCCTGCAAAATCCCATTCAGCATTTTTCTTTATAAATTCCGTATAATGTGAAACCTGTACCTCATAGCTAGAGTTCTGCTCTTCAGTTTCAGTAGAAACACGACAATAAGCAGCAACACGAAGTTTCTTTATTTCTTCTTTTGCGGTTGTACTTCCGACCCTTTTTCGTGCTGGAATTACAGTTATATTTTTTTCAACCACGTTAAACCTCACTTTCTATAAGACTATAAAGGTACTCCGCTCGCGTTACGGGATCATCTGGAAGTTTACCTTCTGGTTTTCTCATCTTGAATCGTTCTAAAGGCGAAGGAGAAGTGAAAGCGGCAAGCTCTACAATCCTCCCTAAGTCCTTCGCACGTTTATTTCTTACGTCTTCAGCTTTATTAAATGTTTCTTTATCTATGATTGCTGGATACACATCATTACCGAGATAATGGACGTTTTTCAAAATAAGCCCCATCGATGAATGGGTTTTTTCAATACCTGCCTGTTCGCCGGCCACAGCAAGTGAAAACCCTGAAATGTATTTTTCAAAAAATACCCTAACCTGATCTGCTGCCTTTTCATCGACAATAACAACTCCATCCGTAATTGTATATCCATATGGTACATAGGCCATTTACCTCACCACCCTTTCTTTAAGGGAAATCCTACATTTCAATTTGAATGTCAGTTCATCCCTTGAATTTACAATTATGTTTTCTACAAACTTTTCAAATGCCTCGTCCTTATAATTGCCATCAAACTTATCTTCCGACACATAATCGAGAAGCGCCTTTACCTCATCTGCCTGTGATGTGCCACTCGTAAATGACACAACCAGGTTCGTTTTCTCAGAAGTTAGATTTTTTATTTCTATATCCAGAGCATTTCGTTCCTTTCTAAAAAGTGCTGGTTCAAGAAACCCTTTTGTCATAAGACCAATAAGCGTATTACGCTCTTCAGTTAATTGCTCCATATGCTTATCGATAGCATCAATTCTTTCAAGGTCGCATTCTTCATCAATTTTATTTATAAAATCATAAAGTAGCCCCAGTATGATCTTTCTGCTATAGGCAAGCTTATTCATCATTGTTGCAAATGTTGCTTTTATCTCTCCGTCACGTAAAAACAACATGGAGCAGCTATCTTTATTCTCAATATGTCCTTTGCAACTCCACACAATATAGCTTCTGCCAACAGAGTAGTTTGTTTTTCTCCTAAACTTGGAACCGCACTCTCCGCAGATGATTCTGCCACTTAATACGTATCTGTTTTGATAAGCTTTTTTGTCAACTGCCTTACTCTTATTCTTCGCTCTTTCTGTTATAAGCTTTTGTGCCTTAGAAAATACTTCTCTGCTGACAATGGGCTCATGATGATTTTTGCAGTAAAACTGGTCTTTCTCACCGTTATTGAAGCGACGATTGTAATTGCTATCCGTATATGTCTTTTGGAAAAGCGCATCCCCTTTGTATTTTTCATTTCGGAGCATATGGATAATCGTGCCCGTAGTCCAATTATTTCCCCTTCTTGCAGGAATCTTGTCCCTGTTTAGGCCATTTGCGATAACATTGCCACCTTTGCCTGAAAGGCACTCTGAAAAAATACGTTTAATGATTTCAGCTTTTTCTGAAACAATGACCATCTCACCATTTACATTGGCATAACCATAAGGTGGACTGCCAATAATGTAGTTGCCTTTTTGAAATCTTTTATTGATTGACCATGTTGCGTTCTGCGAAATCGATGCAGACTCTTCTGCAGCAAACCCTGATAAAATAGAAAGCATTAACTCGCTCTCCATATCGCCCGTATTCAGATTCTCTTTCTCAAAATAAATGAAAACACCGATAGCTATAAGCTGCCTTACTAATTCTAGGCAATCCGTGGTATTTCGTGCAAAACGGCTTATGGATTTGGTGATAATAAAATCGATACGATCACTTTCACAATCAAGAATCATTCGGAGAAGTTCAGGTCGTTTTTCCTTCTTGGTCCCTGATATCCCTTCGTCATAATAGATCCCTGCAAACTCCCATTCTGGATTGGATTTAATGTATTTTTCGTAGTGTTCCCGCTGCGCTTTAAGGCTTTCTAGCTGCTCATCACTATCTGTTGAAACTCTGGCATAAGCGGCCACTCGAAGCTTGTTTATTGAAAATTGTGATTTAGACATTTCATCTATTTTCGTTATCTTCTTCATTGTCTCACCTCACTTTCTTTCATTACATATATCACTCTACATGGCGATAATAGCAAGCGTTTAAGCCATAATCTCGGCTAACTTCGGAGAGAACTTCTGTCGATTTAATAACGATATTTTGTGTAATTCACCCTCCGTAATCTTGCCTTCTTTATGGAGCATCCCGATAATGCTTTCTGCTATATAAAAGTCGTATTCTCTCTGTAACTGTTCTTCTGTCATCGGTTCTGTCTCACCTTTGATAGGGCAGCCATCTTTCACTTCAATAATCTTCATAAAAAAGCACCTCCTACCTGGTAGCCACGGCGGGAGGTGAAATCTGATGTTTAAACTAATCTTTCCTATAAAAATCGCATTCATAACCATCTGCATCAAGTAGTAGTCCCTTTGCCCAGGTAGGAACTCTACCCATCTGCTGACATACCACATCAAGGGACATATGAGGATCTGCCTCAATAATAACTTCATCGTGTACATGAGCCACTATATGGCAGGTGCCTAGTGTTTTCATGGCATGCATCAAAATATCACGGGATATTGCTTGGACGATATTCTCCACAAACTTAGGCCCATAGCTTTCAAGGCGTTCCCATTTTTTTGTGGTACCAACCCCTTCGTAGGTGACAGATTCACCACCGAAAATATTTTCACCAATACGAGGTTTTATATAGGCAAGTTGTCTGCCAGAAGGAAGGACGATAAATAGCATCCCACTCATGGTATGAAACTTAATATTGTGTATTTCTTGAGATTGTTTTTCTTTGATACATTTCTTAACTGCTCTGTCCACATCCCACCAGAATTTTACGATATATGGATTGGACTGTCTCCAGGCATTAACAAGTGGTTTCAGTTCTTCATCTAAAAGTCCCATCTCCAAAGCACCCATTGCCTTTAAAGCACCTACTGATCCACCATAGCCAAGTGCCAGTTCTGCAATCTTACCTTTCTGCCTTAAATGACCGTTCACACCATGCTTTTCTACAGGGATTTTAAACATCTGTGATGCGGATGCACAATAAATATCACCGCCACCTGCGAACACTTCATTTCTCCATTCTTCGCCCGCAAGCCATGACAGCACACGAGCTTCAATAGCAGAGAAGTCGGCGACAATAAACTTATAGCCATCATTTGGTACAAAAGCCGTTCGGATAAGTTGTGAAAGCGTATCTGGTATGTCTTCATAGAGCATTTCAAGCACTTCAGTATCACCTCTTTTTACTATGTTTCGAGCCTCTTTTAAATCCATCATATGGTTTTGTGGCAGGTTCTGTAATTGCACAAGCCTTCCAGCAAATCGACCAGTTCTATTTGCGCCGTAAAACTGGAACATTCCTCTAGCCCTAGAATCAGCACAAACAGCATTTTCCATTGCCTTGTATTTTTTCACGGATGACTTTGCCAGTTGCTGACGGAGTTTAAGAACTTCAGCCAAATACTCCGGTGCATCCTTCAGTAGCTCTGCCACAGCTTTTTTACCAAGGGTGTCTGTTTCTAGACCGTTTTTGGAAAACCAGCCTTTCATCTGTTGTACTGAGTTAGGATTATCAAGTTCTGTTATTTCCTGCATCTGATCCATCAGTTTTGCGCGTGAAATCTCATCTATAGCAATAGCCTGTTTTACAAAGTCCATATCTACCTTGATGCCTCGATCGTTGATTTCCTGGTCGAGGTGGTATTCACTCCATATCTCATCTGGTACAGGAAACTTACTAAGCCTTTGTTGTATCTGTATTTCCGTTTCAACATCTCTCTTGTTATAGTCCTTAAACCTCTGCCATTTTTCTTCATCATCACTTGGTAGATTTCGGGATCTGCCACCGTTTGTTTTAGTAGGCGTACACGGTATGCAAAAATATCTTATAAGGTCCTTACCTTCCGTCAGCTTTTGCTTTTCAAGGCCAAGAACTGAACCTACACCTAGTAAGGATAATGGAAGCCCCATATAGGCAGACCATACCATTGAGCATTTCCATGATGATGGATTTAGATAATTTCCATTCGAATACCCGAGATATCTCGATAAACAGACACGCTCAAACTGGCTGTTAAATGCCCACTTGGTTACATCTTCATTGATTAAAGCACCTAGTATCTTCTGTGGTATCTTTTCACCTTTTGTAAGGTCAAACACTGTAACATCCCCTCCATCAACAGAATATCCAAAGAGTAGTATTTCAAAGTCATCTGCCTCTACATAACGGTAAACACCGCTCTTTTGCAAATTGACAGATGAATATGTTTCGATATCGATTTCCAGATTCTTCATAGCATGCCTCCATTCCTAAAAAAACAGGTGGCAGAGGGAATACCTCCACCACCATCAAGTGACCATTTCTGTTAGCCAAGGAAGTCATCGTCTGCAAGAGTTGTAAAATCATCTGCTGCAGATTTTTTTCCGCCAAGAGGCTCGTCATCTCTAATCTTCTGAATGTTGCCAAGTCCGCACGCCACGCCTTTATTTCCATTGGAGTTAAATGCATAAAAATTAAGAGAAACTCTGGCATAGCAACCGCTGTACACCTCACCACGATCCAAGATCGGATTAACACTTTTGTCCACAATCTGTGGAGCGGTTTTGCTATTGGCATTGATAAAATAATGTCCCTTATATGCCTCGTCGTCACGCTCCAGATCTCCATCACGCAAAGGAATTTTTATCGCAGCCTTGTTAGGCTTCTTACCACCAAACTTTGCGATGCCATCTTCAATAGCAGCATCAATGGCAGCATTTACTGCGTTAATGGTTTCTGTATCGTCCTTTGGAATGAGTAAAGATACGCTATACTTTTCAGCTCCACCGTTGACGGAAACTGGCTCCCACCCATGGAAGTAGGAGAGTCTTGTATTTGCACCTGTAATAACCTTCGTTCTATTCATATTGTTTTTCATAATGATCATTCCTCCATAATTTCGTTAAATTCGTTTTTTGCGTTTGTTACGTTCATAGCAACCCTTTTATCTGTTTCAGGAACAAGAGTCGGCTTGCCCGGTGGTTTTACAATGAGGCCACCGAGTATTTCCTCGAATTTGGTTTTGCCCATCAGTTTTTGCATCTCTGTCAAAGGAATAAGGCTCTTACGGTAAATATCCTTATATCCCCTTTCAATAGCTTTTTCTGCAACAGCATCTTCATCTTTGTACTTGCGAACTGAGCGACTTTCCACAACTTTAAAACCACTCCACTCTTTACCATGATTAACTGCTGCATCTGTCGCATAAGCAGTTATTTCATTTGCCCACTTCGTAAGATCAGGAATAATGCTTAGAATTTCTTCAATCTCACTATCTGTAATTAAAGGTGGCATCTTAAACTCCATCTGTACAAGTTTGAGCTTTTCATCAGCCCTCGCACGACATCTGGTGGATGCTCTGCAGAAACTACACCAAGGACCAGGGGTATATTCACCTTCACCTTGATAAGCTTTTGCTGCCTTTGGTTTTAGCTCCTCTTCTGCCCAGGCTTTAAGTTCATCTACTGGAATAGTCCAGGTGCTGACATTTTCTCTTCGTGGTTGGAATATAGTCATTGAAACTTCCTTGATATCATAGAGACTGTCATAAATCTCAAGAGCACCTAATGCATACAGTTTCATCTGTGGATTGTTCTCTGCGTCCACAAGCACTCCAATTCCATATTTGAAATCCACTATGTGAAGCCTGTCATCTGAGATGATTACACAATCTCCTGTCCCAAAACCATCTGGTACATAACAAGAGAAATCAAGACGTTGTTCGATAAGAACGATAGGATCTGTGCAGGACTTTCTTGCAAGTTCTACCTGCTCCATAATGAAAGTAACATAGTCATCTGTACACTCTTCCATTTCATCCGAATCATACTCTGATACGGGCCTCTTACTTCTGATTCGGAGTGCTTTTTTTAGTTTGTGTTCCGAGAGTTCGTGTGCTGCAGTACCGGCTTTTGCCGCATCTCCACTTGTATTTTCAAACTCAAGTTCAAGCCTTGCAGATGGCAAACAATGAAGCCATCTGTGTGATGAAGATGCAGATAATA